CTGCACCATTTGAAGCTCAGTTGGTTCAAGACATCTCTAACAGAATGTCTAACCATATGGAGGTTCAATTATTCCAAGCGGTTAAAGCTACTGACGGATTTGACGGGGTAGATGCTTTATTGGTAACTGGTAATGGTGTAAATCAAATTGCTTACTCAGCAATCACTTCAGCTAATGGTGTTGATGTTATCGCATCTGTAATTGAGAGCATCCCTTCAAATGTTATCCACAGAGATGACTTGGCGGTTATGGTAAACTACGCTGACTACAGAGCTTATGTAAATGCATTAAGAAACTCATCTACCTTAAACTTATTCTCATTTGACGATGCTGGTGCTCAGTCAGGTGCTGAATTTATGGTGATGGCACCTGGTACTCGTATCCCCGTTATCCCTTCAGTAGGGGTTCCTTCAGGAGCGATTTACGCTGGTCCTGCATCTTACATTATGGTAGGTCTTAACACGACTGACGATAATGGTATGACGATTAGAGCATTTTTTGACCAAGGTGAGGATGTTATTAAAGTAATCGGTCGTATGACTTATGGTGTTGGTATTTTTGATATTGCTTCTTTCGTAGTAGCACGATAATAAACTTTTAAAAACAGAATAAATTATGTCTTGTTTTATATCAGAAGGCTATTCCCTGGACTGCAGAAACGCATCTTTGGGTGGTCTAAAGACTATTTGGATTTTGGGTGATAGTGGAAACACTATTACATCCACTACTCAAGACGCTGACGGCAAATACACGTCAGTATCGGGTCAAGGAACTTTCTACAAGTTTGAACTTGCTAAAGGTTCTTCATCTTGGGAAGAAGCAATTTCGGTGAATACTACGGCTCAGTCTGTAGCATTTACACCAACATTGACTTTATCATTCCCTAAATTAAATCAGGCTCTTAGAAACACTTTCTTTGAACTTGTTAAACAGAATGAGATTTACGCAGTAATTCTTGATAATAATGGTCGTTATTGGTTGGTAGGACCTGAGAACGGATTGAGCGCTGATAGTGGTTCAATGGTATCAGGTTTAGGATTGACTGACCTTAACGGAGTTAATGCACTTGTTATGACTGGTGGTGAGCCAGAACCATCAAGTGAAATTGACGATATCGCAACTGCTTTCGCAGGTATTACCTTTAATGCGTAATCATTAAATAATAGAATGGAGGGGGTCTTTACCCCTCCATTTTTTAAGCCTTTAAATTACATTAGTCCTATGCGTTGGAACGGAAGAAACTATAGACCCTCAAGGGTTATGAGTAAGGGAATAAATCCCCCTTCACCAAGAACAAAACCTCTTAACTATAAAGACCTTAATTGGGTCGCTTCATTCTTTGCTGGACCTGTGGGAGGTGGTGTGGGACCGACACCAGCACCTGTGTGTGATTTAACTTATGAGTTTGTTTATGAAGCCAGTATATCACCAACGGGGACAACAAAATACAATTTCTTATCTTTAAGTGGTGATAGTGGATTACAGAATGCTGAGTATGTATGGACTTTACAAGATTTTTATGACTATTCAGGTAATACCATAACCTCTTATACAGGACAAACGACCCCTGTGGGTGAGTTTAGAAATACGGGGGATACTTTGGTTAGTTTATCGGTTATTGGTGAGACGATTGAGGGAGACCCTTATACCGCTTCAACAACTGATTTTAGTGTATCTGTTCCAACGACATATAGAATGTTTTTCACTAACGAGTCTAATACTACTATGTATTATACAGATGACTTTATAAACTATTCATCTACAACACTCTCGGATAGTGCTGGTGCTTCAAGGATTGTATATTCACCATCGTTAGATATCTATGTTGTTGGTGGTAATAACGATGTGCAATATTCTAATGATGCTTTAAGTTGGACGAGTGTTAGTTTGGGTGTTTCAACAAGATTAAAAAAAATGTTATGGATACCAAAATTACAGATATTCTTTGCCGCTGGTGATAGAAGCAATTACACCGCAATATCGAGCGATGGTATAAATTGGACTACTCACGGAACATTTAGTTTTGGTGATTTGGGAGTAGATGCCTATACTTGGGACGATGTAAATGAACTTATTATATTAAGCGACCAAAGTGGAGATGTATGGTCTTCACCAGATGGTATAAATTGGACTTTGACTTATGCGTTTAGCGGTCAAAGGTTCTGCACGGCATTAAGTTATAGTGGAATAACTAATATAATTCATTCAGCAGGAGATGGGGCATTAGTGTCCGTAGATGGATTGAATTGGTCGGGAGCAACATTCATAAACGAACAAATAAATCGTCAAACTTGGAGTGGTGTTGTATTACCAGATGGTAGGAGAGTTGGTTGTGGTTCAGGTCAAAGTGGAGGTGGTGGTTTTGCCATTAGCAATGACGGATTTACCTTTACGGGTATTACCGCACCAACTGGAATGACTAATAATGCGTTCTCTGCCATTTACAACGAGGTTGAAGATAAAATAATATTTAGCGACACCGGCACAAATAATTTATTTGTTTCAACAGATAAAGGTTTGACCTATTCACCCGTATCTGGACCTACTAATGATATTAGAGGAATAGCCATAATATACAACATATAAAGAATATGATAGACATAGTATTAAACCCCCAAGATTTGGTATATGACGCAGGAGTTATTACCCGTGTGGAAAGAGATGGATTATTAAATGTAATTAAAGTAATCAACCAAGATAATATTACTTGGTATGTGGAGACCCCCGACAGAGACGAGTGGAATATTCTACAAGTTGAAACTTTGCCTGAGGATTGGAAACAAAAGGGGTATTTTTATATTGACGGGGTATGGATAGAGAATACACCTTCACCAACGGGGACAACATATAACGATTTAACAGGATTTACACAAAATTAAGATATGGAAACATTAAGGATATTATCAACGAATTATAGCGGTCAATCAGCCAATATTACCTTTTCACCAGCAACGGGTGGAACGCAGGTAATAAATGGTATTACAATACCTTATGACTTTACAGATGATTTTGTCTTTGGTGATTATTCTGTATTCTTCCCCTCGTTTAACAATACCTGTCCCTTAAATGTCCCCGTTCCTGACCCTGTATTATCACAGACGGGAGCAACACAATACGAGAATGTGGTGTTGAGTGCCAGTTCAGTATTGGACGGAGGGACTTATATTTGGACTCTAACGGACTTTTATAGCACGGGTGATACACTCGTATCATCTTATACGGGACAGACCCTTATAGAGGGTTATTTCACTTCAACAGGAAATACAAATGTGAGGTTAGATGTGGTCTTGGGTAGTTTAACATCTACGACAACAGATTTTGTTGTGAATGAACTCCAATTAAGACCAATTATATTTGCATCAGGTGAAAATACTCAAACCGCTCAATATTCTTATGATGGTATAAATTGGTCTTCAACAACACTTACCAATTCAGGTAATTGGAATAGTAGTATAATAGAAAATAATGTTATTGTTGTTAGTAATTCAGCAAGGAATATTCAAAACAACAAGGTAAATGTTTCTGAAAATGCTATAAATTGGAGCGGTGTTAGTATTGCGAGTAATGCTAGATTTAATACTTTTGCGTATAGTGAGTTCTTGGGTAATGTTATTATATCAAGTAGTTTTGAGACAACTCAAGATGGTTTTTATACCACTGATGGTGTAAATTGGAGTGGATTTACTTATCCAGATGTCTCAACAAGATGTTTGTTGAGTGATGAATTGAATGATGAAATCATTATTGCCGTAGGTCAAACGAGTGGTTTTGCCATCAAAAAATCAAATGACTTATCAACTTGGACTACCATAGATACAGGAACAAGATTTGAGGCGTGTCTATGGAACGAAACATTAGGTTTAAGTCTATTCTTTGATAATGGTAATGGTGGTGGTAAAATCAGTAATGACGCAACCAATTGGACGGGTATTACCACCAATTTGGGTGGAACCCTTACCGCTTCAAGTGCCGCTTATAGAAAAAGTGATGGTAGAATGACTATTATTACATACCAAACTGATGAGGCGAGAGTTAGTGATGATGGTATAAATTGGTCGGCATCTACTTTACCAAGTGGATATGGTGGCTATATTGGTATTACATATAGTGAGGAAAGTAATCAATTTGTCGTGGTTAGTAGGGACGGAACTCCTATGACCTCACCAGACGGATTTACTTGGACTATAAGAACGAGAGCGGCGAGTTTTGATTGTCGTCAAGTTTCATCAGGTTTAATCGTTTAATAATAAAATATGATACATAAAAACATTAAAGAGAGTAGTAATTATTGTAAGAGGAATTACAAAGTTATCAAAGATTACAAGTTAGGATTTGATATTGGAGGTAATGTCGGTGGATTTGCCGTAGCCCATTCCAACAGGTTTGATAAACTCGTATCTGTTGAAGCTATTGACGAAAACTATAATGAGTTTAAGAATAACACAAAAGATTTACAAAATGTTGAGGTATTGAATAAAGCGGTCAGTAATGTTAGTAATGAAACCTTAAGATTTTACAGATGGGAGAACGACCATAGTGGGTCAATCTCCTCAAAGAAAGTTGAAGGGAAACAAAAAGACACTGATTATTTTGAGGTTGAAACTATGACCTATGGTGATTTGGTAAAACAATATGGAACCCCTGAATACATCAAAGTGGATTGTGAAGGCTGTGAATATGACTTTTTAATGAACCAAGATTTAGATGGTGTAGAGTTTATCAGTTTAGAATTACATTATGATTTTTTAACTGAAGAACAAAGAGACGAATTATTAAATCATCTATTGAATGACTTTAAGATTTACGACCATAAACCAGGTAGATACGGACAATATCACCCCGAGTATAATTTAGTTAGAAAATGAAGGTATTGAGAACAGAAAACAATTTGGTATTAGATGTCGCACCTAATATTCAGTTCGTAAATCACGACACCGATAAAGATGTAATTGAAGTTGAGTATAGTAATGGGTATATATACTATATAGCAACTGATGACCGATTTGAGTATGAGATTTTAGAGCGAGACGATATACCTAATAACTTTTATCCAAAGGGATATTATTTGGTTGGTGATACTTGGACTTATATTCCAAAGCCAATATTACCAGACCCAACTGACGAAACATTATTTTAATGTCTGTAAAGTATTACACTACAAGGTTTATCCCCCTATTTGGGGACCCTGACCGACCTATCTATGGTAATGAGGTTATTACTGAAGATGTGGTGGTTGAGGAATATTTTATATTGACTGAGGATAGTGAAATACTACAGACAGAAGATACAGATAATCTATTACAAGAGGAAGCACCCTAATGAGCAATGTCCGATTTAGAAATACTGACTTTGTAGATAACCCTATTGGATACGACAGACCCATATATGGTAATTATGTGATAGGTTTAACTCCATCAGTTTCACTTACACCTACTTCCACCCCATCTATTACACCGACACCTTCATCTTCACCTATTGCAAGTTTAACACCGACCCCTACACCATCGGCTACACCTTTACCAAACCCATCTAATATTCAAGGTTTGTTTTGGTGGTATGATGCGTCATATACAAGTGGTATGATAACTGCAGGAACTCAAAGTAATATATTGGTTGAAGAGTTAGAAGGTCGTCAAGTTGATGGTTCATTATATCCTGTGGTAAATCTTGGTGTTAATGCACCTAAATTGGATATAGATGCTTTGGGTTATTATCTCACATTTAGTGGTGGAACTGAGAGGTTAGGTCTTACTATTGAAAGTCCTGAGACTTTAAGTGCTATGACTAAATTCTTGGTATTCACCAAAGATAGTAGTATTAGTAATGAAGAGATGATGGTGGAGATTGGAACGAATTTCCGTTCTCACTATTATTTTACCAATTATGGTAATAGTGAAACATTCCACGCTTTTGATTATCCTGGTCCAAGATTTACTGGAATGTATAGTTGGCCCAAATATCCAAACTATTTAAATTGGACTTATATGACCGAACCATTACCCTACAATTTTGATGCCGAGTTAAATGAAATAACCTACAATTTAGGACCATCCGATGTTTGGGGACCTGTAGATATGGGACAACTAACCATCGGTGCTCGCCTAAATGGTGGTAATCCATCTAACTATAAGTTTAGAGAGTTTATCCTTTATGACCGAGAATTAAAGGTTGCTGAAATAAACCAAGTAGTAAATTACTTAAAAACTAAATGGAATTATTCAATATGGTAGAATTAAATTTTACATATAATGGAGTGAATTACATTGGATATGAGACCCGTTCTTTATATTGGATGGTAGATTACCCCTATCAGGTTCAGTTCTTTGCTTATAGAACACCTACACAGGTTGATACAATCTATATCAATGTTATTGGAACGATGGTTAATAGAGATGATGTGATAAATGAAGGTATTTACCTTTTAACGAACACATAAAACTCTTGCGTCTAATTTAAAATAAACAAAACATATTTATTGATATGATTGTATTGAATATTGGAGAGAATAATAAGGTATTGGAAAGTGCCAGTAGAAACAAAGAGTTGGGTAATCCTACTTATCTTTTCTCGTTTTATCACAAATTAAGTGGTAAGACTTGGAGGGTGATACCTTATGTTTCAGACTACACTGAGGACTTTACTGCGAGGTTTGATACATTTTATATCAATATTGATTACAATATACCTCAGTCCTTATCGGGGAATACCAATAGTGGTTCAACGAACGTGCATTTGATTGAAGGTGATTATTGGATAAGTATTTACGAGCAAATTTCAACAACGAACTTAGACCCCACAAAGAGTTTTAACAAGATAATTGAAACTTTTGGGTATGTGGTTCCCCCAACGGAAACAAACCCGACGTATCAGGGTGATAATTATGATTATAAGATATATGAAGAATGATAGATAGTGTTTCATTTAATGCTGAAGACATTTACAAATTTGAGGAGAAAGTAGTATCTTCAAAGGATTGGGTTATGGCTGGTCCTAAAGATGAATTCTTTGACTTTTTATACGATATGGTGGATTATAGTCCAATTCATAACGTATGTCTTCGCAGTAAGACCGATAATGTCGTGGGACAAGGTTTTACTCGTGAATACCAAATGAATAAAACTGAGGACCTTACAGACCTCTTTAGAAAGATATCCTTTGAGTATTTAACAACGGGTAATGTATTCTTGGAATGTGTATGGGCTAATGACCGAACCAAAGGTATTAAATCTGTCTATTTTATTCCTTCAAAGTATATGAGGGTTGGTAAGACTGACTTCGTATATGAAGAGCCAGAAAAATACTACTACTCAGAGGACTTTTCTAAAAAGAAATCAGTTATTGAGTTTAGTAGGTTGGACCCCAAAAACTTTACCGACAGACAAGTCTATCACATTAAGTCGTATTCACCAGGATACAACTTTTATGGATTACCTTCATATATGTCGGTAATCAACGATGTAAGACTAAACCACGAGATATCTATTCACCACTTGAGTAATATCCAAAATGGGGCTACACCATCTTTATGGGTGAATTTTAGAAATAGTCAGCCAGGTTCAGAAAAGGAACAAAGGGACATTAAGAGAAAGTTGGAGGAACTTTATACAGGTAGTCAAGCAGCAGGTAAGATTATTGTGTCGTTCTCAGAGCCAGATAATGGTCCTGAAATCAATACAATCAACCCTACCAGTAACGACCAATACTATTCAGCAATCTTTGAGAGCGTGCAAAAACAAATCTTATCAGGTCATAAGATTACCTCTCCGTCCTTAATTGGACTTCCTGACCCTTCAGGGTTAGCTTCTCAAGCAGAACAGATTACCACTTCATTTGGGGTATTCTTGAATACGACAATCAAACCTATTCAAAACGAACTTATCTCCAACTTATACCCAATCATTAAACTTATGTTCCCTGATGAAGAACCTGACCTACAGATAATCCAAAACAACATAACAGCTGAATAATGGGACAAGTATATTTCATATCTGAGACTAAGTTAAAGGACTACACGAACATCTCACAGAACGTGGATAGTGGTAGTTTAAAACAAGCAATTAGGACCGCACAACTAATCAACTTACAAGAGACCTTAGGGACCTCACTATACAATAAGTTAGTTGAACTGGTGGATACGGGTGATATTTCTTTGAGTGGAAACTCTAACTACAAAACCCTTCTTGACGATTATGTTGTGGATGTGGTTATTCAATTTTCTTTATTCTATGCGTTGGACGACTTCATCTATAAGTTTATGAATGTTGGATTGGTTCAAGGTTTTTCAGAACAGGGTAGTTCATTGGATATCAACACCTTTAAGATGATTAAGAATGGTGCCAAAGACAGAGCCGAATGGTTTGATAACAGATTAAGAGAACATCTATTCAATAATGATAATCTGTATCCCGCTTATGAGACTTCAACAACAGACGGAACCTTACCAGGAGCAAATACCGATGGAGTTATTGCATCTATCGTTTTAGACACTCCAATGTATTCAAAGGACTATGACCCTACCTGTTGTAAAGATAATCCCTACAAACCCCTTAATTACTAAATTATGAATGATTATATGATGACCCTAATCGGTAGTGTGGTATCGGGGGTTGCCGCGTTTTACTTTGGAATAAAGAAAAATAGACGTGAGGTTGAGGAGATGGGATTAAGGAATGTTGAGAGAAGTCTGGCTATCTACAACGATATTATTGAGGACCTTAAAAATGAAATTGCCGATTTAAGAAATGAAATCTCAAGGTTGGAGAGACTGGTGGAGGAGTTAAGGACCGAGAACGAACGTCTCCATAAAGAGATTATGGAAAGTAGAAAGTAAGTAAAAACACTCAAATCCCCTTCTTGGGGATTTTTTTTGTCTTATGTTTTGGCAGTTTGGAAAATAGTTGTATCTTTGTCGGGTAATCAAATAACAACTACTACTATGAAAGTAAATGTCCCTCAAGTCCTCCGTCAAGTAAAGAACTACAAATCAGTAGCCGAGAAGGTAATGTTCCTCTCTTGTATCTCTAATCACCCTCTACACCCCCACATTATGGAAGGTATTACCAAATGTGTATCCTTGTCTTGTGAGGGTCGTATTGATGATAAGACGATGATTGAATACATTGACGAGATGTGTGAATTGTTCGCTGATAAGTTCAATTCAGTAAAAAAACCTCAACTTTAATTTGGCAATCTCAAAAACCCGCAGTATCTTTGTCGGGTAATCAAATAACAACTACTATGAAACTATACGATTTGAAAATCACTTTTTGGAATGAGGATAATGATGAAACACTAACTCATTCATTACTAACCTCTTACCCCTCTTACGAAGATGTTGAGGAAACTATGGATATGAATGGTATGAGTGATAATCTCAAAACCTATGGGGGTAAGTATGATTTTTTTGAAATTACAAATAATACTTGAATAAGATGAAAGAAATATTAGAACAAGCATTATTAGCCCCACTTGAAATGAAAGATTTGATTTTATCAAAGACATTTTCAATAGACAAACAAACAAGTATTCAACTTTTCAACGATACTGAAAATATAACAGAATTGGAAGAATATAATAAAATAATTAGAAAATATTTGGCAGATTAAAATCTCCGCAGTATCTTTGACCCAACAATTAAAAACAATTACAACAATGGAATTAGATAGAAACATTGAAGACATCATCACCGAACTACAAGAACTACTTGGAACAAATAGTATAGGAAAGGTTTGGAAACCTGAAAACAAAACTAACAAACCCGATGGATACACTTTGAGTGTTGGTGGATATTTTGATGGGAAAAAGAAACTACCAAAAATTGAAATAAAAATCACAAAATAATATTTGGTAGTATCAGAATAATTCGTATCTTTGACCCAACAATTAAAAACAACAACTATGACGACAGAAGAACTTGAAAAAATCATTACCGATTACGCACTTGAAAACAAAGAGTTTGGAACTTTAACTATTGGAGGATATGTAATACAACCTATGTTGTGGAGTGAGGACAACAACGGAAATATCAACTACGACACCGATAGTATGGAAGATGAGTTCAGAAATGTAATCATTGAACTTGAAGACCACAACGAAAACTCTGACTTTGATTGGGATAATTGTTAAAAAACATTTGGCAATCTCAAAAACCCGCAGTATCTTTGACCCAACAATTAAAAACAATTACAATGAAAAATCAAAATCAGAAACCCCAAAACAACAATCAAGAAACAATGTCTGACGGACAACTCATTATGTGGTTCATCTCATTAGGTATCACGTTTTATTCACTTTATTTGGTATTCTCAATCTAAAACATTAAGGTCCATGCCTAAAACCACCACAATTTCATAGTAAGTCTTTTTTATCCCTGAGTTTGGTGGTCTCAGGGATTTTTATTATCTTTGTCGTATGAAAACAATTAAGGACATAATCACTCGTAATAAGAAGTATGCCGACATCGTGGATGACGAAGGTCAGGTTATCCTTCAAGGAAGAGAAATGGGTAAGAACTACACCAGTTCCAAATTGACTTTGGGGACCCATTGGGTGGGTGGTGATTTACAGGTATCAATTCATAAATACGAGGTTGTGGTATGTTCTTATTCCAAGATACGTAAATACAGACGAATGGAGGGGGGATACAGACCCGAAAAGGTTATCAGATATACCTACCATTACCAAGAGGGAAATAAACGTCTTAGAAGTCGTGATTTTACCTCATTGGAGAAACTACTCAAGGACTTAAATCAAAAGTCCCCTGAAGTGAAGACAATCACGACAGAGGACTTATTTGAAAATATTACACCAAGTATTTGATAGTAATAAATATAACAAAGGTTTTTACCTTTTGTAGTTTAAACGTTCCTGAAATTGTTTATGGACTGGATTTTCTTTATTATAGAGTTCATAACCCAATGCGGTTAAGATATGCTCCACAATTTCTTTATCCTCGTCATTATCACATAATTCAAGGGCTGTAAATTCTTTTTTGAGTTGGTTTTTTTCCCTGTGTATTCTATTAACGCATTCTTTACAACGAATGGCTCTACCATCTTTTTGGGCGTTATACACGTGGTATTCCTCCAATGGCTTTGATACTCCACATTCTCTACAGATTTTTTCCATTGTCTCTCATTCGTTTTAAGAATTGCTGGTGAATATCCTTTGAGGTATCATAACCCAATCTCTCCAATAGTGTATCTTTCCCCTTTATATCG